TTCATTAGTTATAATTATATCCTGTGTTTCCTTGTTCTAATTTTTCAAATAATTTTTTATGTTGGTCCATAATTTCTTCATCAGAGTCCATCATCTTATCCATTTTATCTTCTAGTTTTATAACTTGTCTTTCAAGTTTCTGTACTTTATCTTCATGTACTGCTTGAATAGTTGAAAGTTCAAAAGTTCTTGAAAGCGACCAACCAGCTAACGCTAATAAAATTCCAACTAACATTGTCATTAATTTTTCTATCATTCTAATATTAAAGAAGTAATTTTCTTCTCTCCCATATAAATTTCTATGTTAGCTTTTGATTTAATACATTTATAAGTTACTCTATCGCTAGGTTTTTTATCCCTCATAGCAATTCTTTTTGCTTTAAGACATTGGCTTAATGATGGTTGAATACGATGTTCCTTAATTTCGTGATCCCAAATTAATAAAAGTGCAAAAACTGTTTCAATCATTAGTGAGTACCATTCGCCTTTCTTAAACCATCTTTTAATTTTTCTACATCATTTAAAAGTTTTTCAACTTGTTTTTGTATAAATTCAATATTAACTTTATTGTGCATGCCACCTTCTAGCTGTTGAGTATGTTTTTCTATTTGACCTGCCATGTGTTCAATTAACATAAATTGTTCGCTATCTGCTGGAAGCGATCCTAATTCTCCAAGCGGCCACTTTATTCTAAATTCAGTATTCTTTTCTAAATCACTACTCATAAGTTTGTAGTTAGTTTCAATATTATTAAGTCTTTCAATGATTCCAAAATATGCCCACACCCCTATTGCTACAGCACCTATTATACTTATCAGATTCTTTACTGGCATATCAACAGATGTATTTTCATTTACTTTCATTAGAATGCCTCACATACATCAAATTCATAATTATATTTATCCATCAAACCTAAACTGTATTGCTGAACATTGCCTGTTAAATAAACTGTAAAAGGAACATCATCATAAGTAACTGTAGAATCATTTGCCAATGCCTCTATGAGAGGAGGTTCTATGGTTACAGTTGCCGCATTACTGGATGGAGTAACATCGGCAACAACCATGTAAACTTTTGTATGACTTGCAAATTTTAAAAAATCTCCAGCTTTAAGTGAACCAGCAGTGTCAGCGTTAAATCCATCAATCGCTATTGTAGTATCTCCAGCACTATGAGAACCATTAACTGATATTGTTGTAGTTTCAGAACCTAGCGCATCTGATATTGTTGGAGGTATAACTGTAAATGTTTCTTTTTGTCCTCTTTGTTTAGTTATAAAAGCAAGTATAGGTGCAAATTCTGCTCTAGTTAAGTTTTTATAACTACAAGTAAATTTCCATCTTTGATTATCAATTTTTCTAGCAAATCTTCTTCCACTATCAGATATTGAAATTAAAGTATTACTTTCATCTTTAAAATTCATAGCATTAAAAACTGGAGATGTAGGTAATTGTCCACTCATTAAATTAAATTACTCTTTCCTTGTTGGTTGACTGCACTATTAATCATTCCAACAATCATGGCTCTTTCATTAGATAGTAGTTGTTGGAACCCAGTAGTATCAACAGCATTTATATTAAAATTCACATTAACTGTTCTACCATCTTGATTAGGTAAGATGTACCCTGATTGCCCAGGCACAAACATTTCAGGACCTCTTTCTCCAACTCTATATGCTTTCTCTGCTGAAACTGGACCACCCTCTGCTTTACCACTATAAGTAGTTGCACGAATAGCTGAAACTTTTGCATAACCCATTGCCAAGCTACTTGCCGCTAAAGCAAAATTAAGAGGAGGTTTATAACCACTATTTAATGCTTTGTTAAATGAACCAATCGCATCTATGATTGCTTCAGAAATTTTCCACGCTTTGAATGCGTTAAATGCCTTTTTAGATGAGGTACTTAAAATAGCCAAAGTATCTTCATAATTTTTTTTTAATAATGTTCTGCCACTATCTTGTAATTCTTTATCTCTTTTAGCTTCTTCTTTCTTTAGTCTGTGTATTCTTCTAAACTTTTCTATTTCTAATCTTATAAGTTCTTCATCTCTTTCTTTTGCTCTTTTTATGGCATCTTCTGCCGCTTTTATATCCCATGCTCTTTGTATCTCGAGCAATCTTTCTGTACTAAATATTTCAATACCATCTTCTGTATCTTCTTTTAACCCTTGTACTTCTCCTCTTAATTTTCTTATTTGTTCAGTTAGATAAACTATTGTTGCCGCTAAAACTGTTGCTGAACCAAAAATAATATTTTTTTTTGTTGTTTTATTAAGAGCTAACATTGCCACTCTTGTTCCCCATATAGCTTTAGTTACACCTCCAATCGCTATTGCTACTTCTCCTAAAAATATGAGAAATTTAGCCGCTAAAAGAGTTTTTATTATAAACCAAAATTTATCTGCTTCTTCAACTAAAAATACAAATGCTCTAGCTGTTTTTTCTACTCCAACAGCTAAACCTCTACCAAATCTTTCTGCTAAATTAGATACTTTTTCTTGGTGTTTATCAAGAAATTCATTTAAGTTTCCAAATTTCTTTTTTAATGTTTCAAAAAAAGCTGACTCAACAGTTTCCATCTGAAACTTAAACCATTTATCCCCTAACATTGATAATGTTCCAGTAAAGGTATTTGCCATCTCGTTGGCTGCTTGCCCAAATGCTCCACCTTCTCCAAACAATTCAAAAAATCTTGCTTTGGTTTCTTCTATGGTAACTTTAGCACCAGCTTGAAATCCCATTAAAGCACGAACACCTCTATCTCTAAATAAGTCTGCCGCACCTATACCAGCACCAAATGACCTTTGTATTTGTTCTGCTGTAGTTCTAAAATCTAGACCAGTAACTGCCGCAACATTACCAGTAATCTCCAACATCTTTGCAAGTTCGTCTGCGTCTTTAGTTACAACAGCAAGGTTTCCAGAACCTTGTGCAATTTGTTCTAGAGAGAAAGGTACTTTTGCCGCAAACTTTGTTAATTCTCCAAATGCTTTTTGACCCTCTTTTGTTGTCTTAAATAAAAATTTAAATCTTAATTGTAAGTTCTCAACATCTGTTGCTGTTTTGATAAATGATTTAGCAACCATTCCAGCACCTAGACCTAATAAAGCACCTTTAACTGAAAATATAGATTTTTTAATACTATTAAGACTTCCTCTAATTCTAGAAAATGCTTGTTTAGTTCTATCCTTTGCGTCTATATCAAATCGTAATTTATTTCTTGCCATGTTTCATTGCACTTAATTTTTGTTGTTTTTCTTCCAGTTTTAGATATGCCATCCAATATTGAAATTCGTCCATAGTCATACTCATAACCTCATTAATGGTAATTTTCAACCTATCTGCCAAATAGAATGCGTTGTGGATTTCGTTGTCTTTAGATAATTTTTTTTTCGACGCTATATGCGTCTTTGAAGTACAGTATTTCTGTGGCTATGGCTGACACTACATCAGGGTCAACCTTATTCATTAAGCGATCTCTGTCATCAGGTGTAAAAACTTTTTTACCATCTTTATCTTCTGCTTTTAAAATTAATGCGTCTACCATCATAGTAGAAACATCTTCATGTTTTGCACCAAGATTGCGATAAAGTTTTCTTTTTTCTGAAAGTGTTAAAGGTTTAGAATAAATAGTAATATTCCATTCAGGAACATCTATTTGTTTTCTTTTAATTGAACTGAATTGTTCTTCTGCGTGATCTAAAATAGAGATTGGTTTTTTAACTTCGTCAGACATAATTGACTTCTACCCCATAGGAGTAGAAATGTCAATTATACTGTTCCTCTAGTTAATGCACCAGTTAAAGTAGCATCAAAAGTTGCTTCAATTATTCCATCAGTAGGAATAGAAACTGAATTACCAGTTACTATCCATGTTCCACCATAGTAATAATCGCTAGAGTCTGCACCTTCGGGATAAAGAGTCATTGTAACTTGTTGACCCTCTGCAATCGCAATCTGACCATTTGTGTCAGTTTCATCCCAAAAACATTCAATACTAGCAGTAGCACCTTTTTTTCCTACTTGGTATGTTTTAGCAGTATCAGTTAAAGCTGTATCTTCTAATAACTCTGCTGAAGTGTTAAGTGTAAAACTTCTCACTTCTGCAACAGTATTAGTTCCAACTTTGACTATACCACTTGAACCAGTATGATTTGCCATTATTTATTATCCTTGTTTTTTTTCATATTGTTTATGATAGGTTTCTTAATATCAACCTCATCAACTTTTGTGTAGCCCATTTTCAAAAAATATTCAACCATATCTTTTGATGTTTCTACAACATCGCCTTTTGGTGTTTTTAATTTAACTCTATTACTTGCCATAATTATATCCCAGTTTGTACTGCGTTCTCTTTAGTAGCATAAGAGATTGCGTAAGTAAACCTAGCCAATCCTGTTTTTTGACTGCCACTATCAAACTCATATTCTGTACTTACTAATTTAGTATCGTTTGCATGTCCACCCCTAGTTACATCAGAACACATTGCTTCTTCAACTTCTTCTGCAATCGTATCTAAAGTATCATCTAAATTAGCTGTGCCTCTACAATGAGCTTCTATTATTACATTTAAAGTTCTTATCACGCTCCTAGTTCCAGCACCCAAACTATATTGGTCTACTGTTTCGTCATTCGTATAAACTATTAATGCCGGAAGATTACCAGTTTCTAAAGGAAAATATCTTGTTTCATAAACATTAGAACCAGTTGTAGATAAACTTGTTACTGTTGTTACTATTTGTTCTCTGATTGTTTTTCTTATATGTGCCATTATGTTGATAAATGTAAAACTGTCATTCCAGTTCCATCAGGTTCTATTTTTTTAATTTTATAAGTTGTACTATTAACATTTAAAGTGTCATCAAAAACTGCACTTGAAACATCACTTGTCAGGCAATGAAATTTTGGTACATCTTCAATAATACCCACTTCGGAATCTCCAATAATTTCTTGTTGGTCTTTATCAAAAATCCCTTTTATTGTAGATGAAGTTCCAGCACTTACATCTGTTAAAGTTGCTGATGAACCAAAATCATCTGTGTCAAAAAATATTGCTCGTTCTGTATCAGATTCTACTGCCATATAATAACCTTGTTAATGTTCCCCATAACTTTTTGTTTTGTTTAAAAACTTTTTCATATCCATTACCTACTGCTGTTGCAATAGGTTCTTCGCCTCTTTCATTTACATTTATTCCAGCGTAATATATTATAATATGAAATAACTCATGCATCAAGGTATTGAACAAAGTCATTCCTGAAATTCTTTTATCTATTTTTAAATGATGTGTATTTGGGTCAAATTCCCCATAACAACTGTCTAGCAACACATAAGAAACTTTTATCTTTCTGTTTCCATACTTGATAAAAGCCAAACTCATTAAAAGAATACTATTAAAGCTACAATAATTATAACACCAGCAATAGTATATTTCTTATGCTTTTTGCAACAGAAACAAGCCAACCATTCGCTAGGTGTCTTTCCATAAATAATCATTTATGTTCTCCCCTAGTTATTTTTTTCTTGAAAAAATACTTTTCTTTTTAACTGCTTTGTTTTCAGGTTTTTTAGCACTTTCAGCACTTGGCATAGCTTTACCCATACCAATTAATAGATTTGCATCGTTTTCAGTTGCATCTATGACATCGCCTTTTTCTGCTAATTGTCCTTTAACAAATGTCTGTTTTACTATTTTTATTTTCATAATGATTTCTTTGTATAAGAAAGAAAAGGCGAGGTCAATGCCTCGCCTAATCTTGTAAACTGCTTAATTATTAAGCAATTAAGTCTTGTATTGCCGCAAAACTTTCTGCGTGTCTAACTGCAACATCTACATCATAAAGACCGATTATTCTAGTACCACCTTTAGCAGCATTAGTATAAGGATCAACAGATATATCTAGACTTCCCCATTCTCCGATTATTAAATCATTGAAATTACCAAAAGTCAGAGCAGAACAAGTTCCACTTGCTGTTCCTTTAGTTAGGTTGTCTGGAGAGTTTGTTGTAGAAAAGACTTTGTAGCCCATCAAATTGCTTTGATCGTTCATAATCATCACAGAGTCAGAAGTAGCGACTTTTGCGATAGCCATGAGTCTAGAAATTTGAAGTGGAGAAGTTAAGAATGCCAATGCGCCTACATCTGCATTGTCAGTAGCAACTTCTTTCCAAGTTTCAACAACTTTAGCCCAAGTAGCTTGATCGCCATTCGTACCCATAGCAACTGAACCAATTCCTGAAGTGTTTAAAATTCCAGTTGGTTTATTGCTAGTTCCAGTACCTTGAATAGCTTGCTTGTCAACTTCGTTTGCTAATGTTTTGATTATGTCATTTCTAACAATCGTTTCAATAGCAGGAGTTGATTGATGCATTAAGTGTCTTGATATGTCAGTAAATGTTCCAAGAGTTTTTGGAGCCATTGTAACTTGTCTGTAAGTTGGATTAACTTCTGTTACTGCCGCATTTTCTGCAACCCAAGAAGCAGAATTAACTGCATTTTGAGCTGGTATAGCAACATCGCCAACTAGACCACTTAACACCATAGCACCAGCTTGTCTAACAACCATTCTTGCTCTTAATGCTTCAATAAATGAACCACTTAAAAGGTTAGTTGCGACTAAAGCGCCACCATCAGCAGAAGCACCAGAAATCAAATCTCTTTGCGCCCATCTAATATCAGATGGAATAAAGATTCCTCTAGGAGCTTTGCCAGTTTTTCTTGAGATTTCATCAGACGCTTCTTTTTCAAGTTCAGCACCAGACCAGTTTCCAGTTGTCATTGCTTTGATAGCTTTAACAATAGAGTAGTCTTGTGTTTCTTTATTAGAAAGTCCAATGTTGTCTTTTTTGTCCAAAGGTTTTGCATTACCAAGTTTGTCTAAAACAATTCCTCTAAAGTTTGCAACAGAAACATTATCATTAACTGCTTTACTTGCTAAGTCAGAGCAGTTATGCTTTGCACCTAGTTGAGTAATTTCTTTAATTCTAGCTGTTTCGTCTTTTCTCGCTTTAGCGATTTGTTCTTCAACATTAACTTGAGGAGCTTCAACTTTTGGAGTTTCTTTTGCTTTTTCCATTGTGTTTTCCCTAGTTATGACTTCAATTCTTTCTTTAGAAGAATTGTTGTCGGTTGATGAAAATTCTACTGATCTGCCAACTCCAACAGTTGTGTCTGCTGGTACAGAAACAATAGAAGCCTCCAATGGTTTCCAGTTTACTCGGTACTTCGGATTGTCCTCATCTTGTTTACCTTTTGCTTTAACCATCTTCGTTATCTCATAGCCAACACTCACATTACTTCGAATGCCGTCTACTATGTCTTGAAAGACCTCATCAGCTAGTTGAGATTGTCCAAATCTAACGATTGCACGACTTGTCTTGTCTGCTTCGCTAACTTTAGCACTTTCAATAACACCTATTTGTTTCTCAAAATCATGGTTAAGCAATAAAGGTGCTCTCCCACTATTAAGAAACTTAAAGTCTTGTTCGCCTTTATCATGCGACAAAATTTCTGTTCCAAATGTTCTTTGATATGGTTCTTCACTTGCAATAGACATAGATACTTTTCTTTCAGCTTTATCTATTGATGGTTTTTTTATAGAGAAAGTTCTAAACTCTTTTTTGATTAATTTCTCTTTGTTTTCTATTGATTTGTTTTCGTAAGTTAAATCTTCTTGGTTTTCTTTTTCCACTTGCTCACTACTTTCAGTATTTTCTTCTGTTTCGTTTGGTTTTTTTTCGGCATGTACTTCTGATACCAAAGGTGCGTTGCTATCAGAAATTTCCCTGTCCCTGATTTCTTCAGCGTCATCTTTTTGCCCTAATTTGATTTTTGTTTCCATATCTTTGTTATTATCCAATTTATTCTTCATCTTCAACCTTTTCATTAACTTGTTGAATACCTTTATCTCCAAATGGTTCAAATGCTATTTGAATTCCATATTTCTGTGCAAGTTCTTTTTCAGTTTGTATACTAGCAAAAACATCTTCAACATCTCTACCATAACCAGCTTGAACATCTTGCATAGATAAAAACCCATTACTCATACCTATTTGTAAAGCATCAACTTCTTTTTTAGGGTCAATCCATTGCCACCCTCTAGGTCGCCATATTGGAGAATTAAATTTATTATATTTACCATCAGGCAAATTGGACAAGTTACCAGCTAGAAATGCCATGTTCAACCATTTAGCATAAATTATATTCATAAAACCCTCTATCATTCTATGTTGTTCACATTGATAATGACTTCTTTCTTCTAAAGCACCTTGTCTTAAACTAGAATAGTTCACACTTTCTAAATCGTTTGCTAGTGTGTTGTAACTAATATTTAAACTACTTGCTATTGCTCTGATTACAGATTTTGTAAAATCTTTAAATGCTGTTGTAGGATGTTGAGGGTCAAATGATTGAAAGTCTACTCCAGTTGGTAGTTGTTCAAATGTGCCTGGTTCTGCACTCATTATAGGATTGTTAGTATCTGTTTTATCTTCCCCAGTATAAGCAGTTCCATCTCCTGATTTAAAGAAACCCATTTTAGATGCACCCACTCTTGCCGCAACAAGTTCAGCTTCCATATAGCCATCTAACATCTTTAATTGTTTTAAACATGAAGACAATAAAGGAACACCTCTTGTTTGATTTGGTCTTTCTTGATGATAGAAATGTATCATTTCTTCTGCTGGAACAATATTGTATTTATCTTTTTCGTATGTAGCTGGACTATGAAAATTATCATCAGGATGTACTTTTAAAATATAATAATTGATTGGTCTGCCAAATTTGTTTATTTCAACACCCATTCTAATTATATTTCCATTACTTAAATTGTCATTTAATTCATGGTCTAACCTATCAGACTCTATAAACTCTAATGCGTATTTAGATTGATTGTCAAAATTGTAAATTGTTCTTACTAATACTTCTCCATCTCTTGCATAAATTTCAGCAAACAATCTCTGTACTTCTAGAAACGATAATTTACCATCTGCTGTGCAATTACCTTTTTTAGTAAAATCTTTCCATCTCATTTCAATTAATGAGTTAGCAAATGTATCTAATGCACCATTCGGGTCCCTACTTCTAACTTGTAGATGCATTCCTCTTGGTCCTACAACATTATCTACATAAGCATTAATAAATCTACGAGCATAAGCATTATTTTTTGCTAAATCTCTTGCTCTATGTCTTAAAACTTTTATTGTTTGTCTAATTTCACTATCTGCTGTTTTTCCTGAAGTAACAAAATTACTTAATATTCTACTGGTACTTGCTCCAGTATAGAAGTTATATCTTTTTCTTCTTCTTCTAAACCAATTAATTATTCTCTCACGAAATGTCATCAAATCTTACCTTTATTACTGCTCCACTACCCTCATTATTGCCTATTCTAAATTCTTTTATTTCTTGTTGATAGAGTGCCTTATAATAATTAAACCAAGTGATTAATTCGTCAGGAGTTAATTTATTAAGACTTCTTCCAGCTATAGCATAACTAGAAACATCACTATCAGCTTTTCCCTCAATTAAACTCTCTAACTTGTCTACCATTATTTTTGCATGAGAACGAGTATCTCCAGTAGTTGCAAAATAATTATCTTTAACTGTTATTTTTCCAGAGTCTATAATTAAAGTTTCGCTATCACTTGTTTGAAGAACTTTTAAAAACCATTTATAATCTCCAGCTGTATAGTTTGCTGTATTTGAATTATCTAAAGTAAATGTATATTCTGTTCCTGATTCTGTAACAGTTGCACTAAATCTTGTTGAACCATTTGTTTCTAATGATGCCTCCCATACCATTGAATGACTAGATGGGTCATAATCTACACCTATATCTGTTCTTTTCCATACAACAGTTTCGCCTTTAAAAATCTGTATTGGTTCTTTTTCAGGTATATCTGTGAATAAGTTTGCCATTTAATTTAATTTTCCCATGATGAAACGAAATTACTCTTTTTTTGATAGTTTCTCAACCTAGAGCGGTTGACTTTTGATTGTTTATCTGTTTGTCCTTTTTTGTTTTTATATAACATCTTTAAATCTGCATTAAGAACTGAAAGGGCTGCTAAAGAATATACTCTGCAATCTAACGCTTCGTTTCTGCTTCTCATTAATACCCATTCTCGTCTTTTAAATCCTCGTCTATATTTCGTAACAATTTTTTCTGCTGTTAATTGCCTAAAGTATTCTTCATCATATTTCATGGGAAAATGACAATAACCAGCACCAGCGTCTTTTATATTAAGTCTTGAATATATCAATTCTTTTGCTGTGTCTACACCAACTGGAAATAAAGGACATCTCATAATGTTATTTCTAGATGCACGACCAATAATAGTTTTACCTTCTCCAGCTTGTCCTTTAATTGCAAATATTCGTCTTGCAAGTCTTGGTTTACAAAATTTATAAACTTGATTTGTATGGTGTCCACTATCTATACATACTGAAATTATTTTCATTCTAGTTTTATCAATACAATCATAAACTTTAGATAGGTGCATATCTAATTCATTCCAAATACTAGGTGCTGATGGATCTCCATATATTCTTATATAATCTAGACTCCAACTTTCTTCATCCATACCCCAACCTACTACTTCCATCTCAATTCTATCATCTTGGATGTCAACTCCAGCTGTAATTACTAAAACTTCTTCAGGAACAGTATATGCTTCTCTCCTTTTAAATAATCCCATATCATCTATTCGTTCTCCAGCGTCTTCCCAACTTTCGCCCAAATATGTGTTTACAAATACTCTCAATGTTTCAGGCATTTTTTTTGCCATTAAAAATTCTGATACTGCCTCCTCTAATGAAACCCATGGGCTATATAAACCACTCAAATGAAACCCAGCTATACCAGTAAACTTATTTTTAGCTTTCCAATGTCCTTTTGATATAGTTCTTATTCTATCTGCGTTATCCATTGTTTTATGACATTCAGGACATTCAATAACTGCTGTATCTGGTCTGTCTTTTTCCCATTTAACATTTTTCCATTCTAAAAGTTGACTATGCTTACAATGTATACAAGGAACATAAAATTTTCTTTGGTCGCTATTTTCATAAGCACTTTCAATTCTACTAGCACCTGAAACAGTTGGAGTAGATGTCATAATTAATTTACTATCCCAAAAAGTTGCACTTCTTCTTTTTGCTAATAAAACTGGGTCCCCCTCTGCACCAGCTGTAGCTGGATAACGATCTACTTCATCACATAATACAATTTTAATAGGTCTACTTGCTAAAGAAGCTGGAGAGTTTGCTCCACATGCTGTTATATGTCCACCCTCAAATGTTTTATGAAGTGTTGTGTTACCACTATCTCTACTTTTAACATCTGCAACTTTGCCTGTTATAATTGGAGTATCTCTAACCATAGTAGCCAATCTATCTTGGCTCCAACTTCTAGCCATTTCTAAAGTTGGCTGTACCATAAGGATAGGCGCTGGTTCATAAGCAATATAATAACCTATTGCATTTAATAAAGTTTCTGTTTTTCCTACTTGGGAACATGACATAACCACAACTTCATTTACAGATGGGTCTGCACATGCATCCATTATTTCTTTTTGAAATATTGCTCTTGAAGTTTCAAATCTACCAGCTTCACTACTTCCTTCTGGCGATAAGATACGAAACTTATTTGCCCAATCACTTATTGTTAGACTGGGAGGCGGTCTTAATAGATTTAGGCTTGACCTTATTACTTCTGACATTCCTTTTGTCGTTTTTGGTAAGGTCTGTTCCTGCAATCTCGTAGAGTGCGTCATGTACTTTATCCTTTATTATTAATTTAATTTCATTAACATTTTTATAAGTGATAACAACTGGTGCAAGTTTATTAGGCATAGATAATAACTTTGTTTTTAACACACTTAATAAATTGAGCCAGTTTTTTTTGACCTCCTCTTTAGTAATTAATTCCCCCTCTTGTTTTTGCTTTTCAATTTCTGCTAAATCTGCTTGTGCTTTTAATAATCTATTTCTATTAATAGCCAAATCTTCAGCATTAAATTCTCCACCTATTTTAGCTTTTAAATAATCAATATAAGCATGAACAACTGGTATCATATCATATTCCCCTCTATCAGCTTTTGGAATAATACCATCTTTTGCTAACTGCTGTATTCTTCTTTCAGTTAGTTTTAATAATTGAGATATTGCTGTTAAAGAGATTTTAGCCATGTAATTAATTCCTTTATGTAATTTTCTTCTATAATTTTTTGACCTTTCATAAAACTTCTAAATAATGATACTTTATTAAACTGTCCAAATCGTCTAGAAATGGCTTTGTCGTTCACGCCCTTTTTTAACATGAGAGAGCTTATTGTATTTTGCTCTCTTGGAGTAATAAATCTTCTATCGTAAGTCATAATCTAATTGTTCTTCATATCCCCAATAATAGTTTCCCAATATATCTTTACAATAATGCATCCCAACAACTTTTCCTTTATAAAATGTAAATGGTATTTCATGAGTAACACTTTTATAAAATGCTTCTTCGCAAGTTATAGGTCTTAAAGTATAACCAAAGGGAATTTTAATCCAATAATAACTATCAGAAGTTACTATTAATAAATACAGAAAAAATACTTTCATATATCATACACCTAACTGTCTGCGTTTGTGTTTGTTAAGTGTAGATTTTTTATAGCGTTTAGGATTGCCACCAATAGTAGTTTTTTTAAATCTTGCATTACTAATATGTTCAATTTTTGCATATAAATTACTTTTTTTCTTTTTTGCCATTTGTATCAGGACATTTACATTTGTTTTCTACTGCTTTATCTAATTGTAATTGTAATATAGTTAGTTCATCATTTTTCATATCAATTTCTTTTAATAACTTTTCTTCTCTTTCAACTACTCTATCTTTTAATGTAGATAAATAACTTATTGAGTCTATTTGTTCTTCAATAACATCTTCAATCCATTGAGGAATTGTTTTTGAGTTTTGCGACATAGTAACTTTAAATTTTTCCATGCCTTGCATGTGTCTTACAAATATTCTGTCAATAACATCATTAACAACTTTATCAGATGTTTTAACTGCATATTTTTTCATTAATTCTTGGTTCATTCTGGTTAACTCTGCATTATCTCTTTTAAGAGCAGATATATAAAATGTTTGGTCCCCATTGGGACTTGTTTTTATCTTTTTGGACGCCATCCTGTATTAAATTCCTGTTTAGAACCCCTTTTAGTCATTCCTGATTGGTCATGTAATCTTTCCACTTCTTCTTCTTCCATGCCTAACTTCTCTTGGATAATGTCATCAGGTACTTTGTTTTCATCTTTTAACTTTTGAACAATATCTGCCATTAACATAACTCCATGAACACCTCTTGCCCTGTTATGTCTAATTGTACTCATCATTTGATTGGAAATATCTTTTTCTTTTAATCTAACAACTGGAACATATCCATCAGTCATTTCAGACACTTGTTTATCTTTACAAGATAAAGTCCATCTATGAAACCCATCTACAATCTCATTATTTTCTCTAATTACAACTGGTTGAGTCCATCCATCTTCTATCAATGAAACTTTTAATAATTTTAACTCTACTGGTGCAACATGATTTGGATTATAGTCGTTTGCTTTTAATTCTGTTGCTTTTACCCACTCTACATTATTTATTGGCATTTGCTCTTTGGACATCTGCTAAC